GCCCTCTACTCCAGAGTGTGAGAGATCACACGAAGGAGATGAAGAGAAACCTCTTACCTTTGAACAAATCAGACATATTGAACAAATGATGGAACACATGGTGACTACACTCGACTGTGGTTGTCCAGGTAGATTCATACTTCAAGGCGAGGATGTCATTATCAAACTCGTCTGTCCAGAATGTTTGGTGAACAAGCTGACGTCGCCAGAGAGCCACCAGTGCTCCCACGCGCCGACTTGTCGCACCAACTCAGGAGTGAGATGGGGCCCTGTGCCCCGGAATCCTTCTGGGGAGAAAGACTTGTGGAATTCAACTGATGATTGTGATAGGTTCTATCCCGATCACAGTCCTCCGACGATCCCACATGTCTCCGCCGGCCCACCGCAGGCTGGCGAAGAGGAGAAGAAAACCGAATCAATGTTCGGCTGGAGAATGCCTGCAAGCGCAGTGGTTCTCCTCCTCCTGGTTGGTCTGATGGATCGCTTTAACATAAGCGACTTTTGGAACGTGCTTCACTCTATCCTAGAAGCATGCGAAGCCATCAAGCCCCAAATATTGACCATGATAGGGCCCGCTTACGAGTGGGTTGTGTTGGTGATGTGTCTTATCGCCGCCACACTATATGGCCCGTTCTTCAGGTTCACAAAATACCTTCGTAAGAAGGTTGGAGCCTTGATAGACAGCTTTGTAGCCCTATCCCTCTTAGCCGTGTCAGTAGTCTTGGTCTTAATAGCCAAGACGGTGTATCCATATGCCACTACTGTTCCACGGGCCTTTCTGGGCCTGGCTTATCTCTATATAATCATGAAAATGATGGTGAAAACCATTGAAACCTTCCAACTTGCCGCTTACGAGTGGCGACGCGAAGATGTAATCTTAGGAGAAAGAGTCGAGGTTTCGATGTCCACTACTCTCAGGACATTGGAACTCGAGACCCCAGCCAGAATTGGAAAGACTCAGGAGACTGCTGTCCCTGTGTCTGTAGAGAGCGCCAAACCTCTCACCATACCAGAAGCAGTGACTGTTCCGGAAGTAGCGATTCCGCGAGCGGCACTGTATAAGGCACCTGAGGGCACAATGCCCAAGGGTCTTGTAGAAATACTGGACATAAGCTCAGGCGCACAAACTCCTTTAGGGTTTGGCGTCATGCTCAGACTCGATGGCGTGCTGCATTTAATCACTGCTTGGCATGTTATGCAGAAGCCCAAAGTCCGAGTTCGAGTTCCTCATAGAAAGGAGTCGCGTTCATGGGATGTCGACACGAAAGAAATTGAATACGTGTTGTACAGCCCTTTAGCAGGACGCACTGCCCGAGGACTCGATGTAGTAATGTTCGAGGTGCCCGAGCGCATGGCTAGTCCCTGTGCGTTCTCCTCAGCTACCTTTGCTCCAATAACATATCATCAGTCTGTACGCCTATATGGTTATAAAGTTGACGAGCCCGAAATGGCCGTTTACTCCATAGGCGCTGTTGATTATCCCGCAGCTCACGGCCCCAAATTCAAACACTATGCTAACGCATGGCAAGGCTGGAGCGGCACTCCAATTTGGCAAGGGAATAAGTTTGTTGGCATCCACCAGGCTGGCTCAGCTAGTGATAAAGATCGCTTTAACATTGGTTTGAGTTTGACAGCTATTCTCGGCGTGTTGAGAAACACGAAACCCGAACACAATACTTCGTCCACAGTAGGCTATTCTGAGTCCTATTCAGATAGCGCTGGCGATTTCGACTCCTACGAGCTACATTACCGTGGGAGGCACCAACATCTGAACCATTCGGATGATGGGTGGTACGGGGAACTCTTTATACCAAGACAGGATTGGGACGACTCGTCGGATGGCGAGGAAGAAGATCCACGATGGGATTGGGAAGGAGTTAATACCGAGGCTGCAGACAGTCTGGATTTCTGCAAAGCCACGTTCAAGACACTGCGTGGCAAGACTCGTGCACCAAAATTGCGTCAGTCGGACTCGGAATCGGAGCCTTTAACTTCGAAGAAATGGAGTCCGCTGACGTCGTTGGATCATTTGCCTATGTCGGGACATGTACGCCTATTAAATCTAGCACAAAACGTAGAGAAACCGAATCCTACGAACGTGTCAAAGATGACCCCATCTTTGAAGGGAAAGATAAGTGGGTATGGCCGACGAGAGGGGAAGGAGAAGAGAAACATTCACTGAACTATCAGTTGTCGAGAAGAATCGAAGTGAAGAAAGAAACTGATTGGCCCAAAGTGATAGACCAAGCGTGCAAGCACTACACTAAAGTGCCGCACGACCTCCCTTCCCAATGGGACGAGGCTAAGCCAGTGATTTTGCGGAAGTTGAACGACATGTTCGATAATCCGGCAAAGTACAAACTCAAGCTCAAAGCCTCCCCAGGCATCCCGTGGAGTGCATTAGGTTGCACACTAAACAAGCATTTGCTTGAAGGACATAGACCAATTGTCACTTCTGTAATATTAGCTCGTTTAGAATTGCTGTATAAGTTGCCTTATGAAGAGGTGAGCACGATGAGCGCCAAAGACCTTGTTCTTAGAGGACTTTGTGACGCAATCAGAATGTTCATCAAGAATGAGCCATACAACACGACCAAGGCCAGTATGCGCCGTTGGCGACTTATATGGAGCTTGTCGTTTGTTGACCAGATGGTGGAAAGAATTCTCCACGATTCCTTAAACAAACACGAGATAGAACATACCATGGGAAATGATCTACCTTCCATGCCCGGCCAAAACCTCAACCTTAGTGCTCACTATCAAATGTATCGAAAACTCAACCTAGCGGCTGAGGATGCTACAGGTAGTGACGTAAGCGCCTGGGACATTAACGTGACCTGGGAAGAGTTATTAGCCGAGGCTTGGTGTAGGATTAATTTAACCGGAGCGACCGGACAGTTGCGAAACGCGATTTTGAATCACGCGTATGTGTCCGCTCTCTCTCTCATCGTTTTCTCAGATGGGACGGTTTATGCTCAAGATGAACCCGGTATAATGAAGTCCGGAAGGTATTGTACATCTTCTTCCAACTCTCGAATTCGCTTCGTGGCTGCTTTGCGTATAGGAGCCGCGTGGGCCCGGACCATGGGTGATGATGCGATCGAAAGTTGGGTCGACAACGCCACAGAAAAGTACTTAGAAATAGGGAAAATCTGTAAGATCTACCAGAAAAGGGAAAATTTGGAAGAACCACTGGAGTTTTGCTCCAATTTGTGGTTTCCGCACATCCATTACCCTGCTGCCCCATCAAGGATGCTGTACCGGTTCCTGAATGTACCCAAAGGTGAACAAACACCTGAACGGTACTCTCAGTTCCTCTTTGAGGTTCAGGCCAGTCCAGACCTGCCACAGCTTCTGGAGATCATTTCTCGGAGTGGCTGGGGATCCGAGAATTTTGACGAAGAAATTTTGATTCCACACATGGGAAAAAGAAATAAGAAGAAACAACAACGCGGTGGGCAGATGGCTATGCCAACTGTAAGACAGCAAGCCCGCCGATCAAACGTCCAATATGGTCCAACAAGAGGCCCGCACACGCATAACGCCTACATTAAACAGATGGGAGACCGTCATGGAATGAAGACGGCTGCTGGCATGGGATTTTGTGAACAAGTCTTCTCGCCCGAAAGGGTTGGAGAAACTGTTTATCTCCCGCCTAGCATGCAGTGCGTAATCGACAACAATTCTGTATATAACGGTCCACCTAACGCAGGGACTGTTATGGCATATCACAAGCAAGTGAGCGTTCAAGCTGGCACTACGTTGCTGGGCTTAACGATCAATCTTGACCTAGGAGGGTACAGCGACTCCGGAGATATGCTAGTGACTGATTCTGCCTACGCAGGATCAGCATTGCCAACTGTTGTGACCACTGGAGTCACATCTGGTACGTCAACGTCTCTCTGTCCATGGGCTCTGCCCGCAGGGAGAGGCGACACAATGTGTGTCGTGTTAGGCCAACGTGTCAGAGTGACCCTCAATGACCAAGCAGCCACCAGCCGTAAAGGTAAGGTGTTAGCTGGTTGGTTGCCGTCCATAACGGGGTCAACGTGGGAGCAGATAGCCAGTAGACCAGGCCAAAAGGCCTACGATGGAGCTATTCTCACAGAACAAGACAGATTCGAAGTCTTGGCCCCGCCGGAAGCATACAATATTAATAATCGCGTAACTAGCGACTCAGTCACATTTGCAGCTTCCATCTCAGGTTGTCTTTATGTCCTTGGAAAAGGATTTACGACCGGAGACACTTTAACAGTCGAAATTGACACGCTTGTGTATTACTACGGAATGCTGGTTGGTGCTCAGACCAACCCTGTATTCTCACAAGCGGGTTATGATTGTGCATTGACTTGCTGGGGAGAAGTGATGGGCAGAGATGCCTCACTTGTCACCAGTAAACGCGGTGGCAAAATATCGCAAGTTCACAAGTCAATGGAAAAGCACAGCGCGCATAATACTCCTTCCAAATTATTGTCCACCATTTGGGAGGGAACAAAGAAAGTTGGATCATGGGCCTTGGGTAAGGCCCTCCAATATCTTCCAGCTCTACTGTTGTAGTTGAGCAATGGCGCTAGGGCAGGCGTAGAGCATTATTAAAATACTCGGTCTGAGTACTGGATTAGTCGACCAGTCGTGTCCCTAGGCTAGCATGGTGGCGGTTGCGCGCCGCCTACATGTAAAGTCCCGAGTAACATCGGGCGTAGACTGCGG